CTTTACGACTTTCAATAGCTTCTGTACGCCATATTTCTTGGTCGCTGTTAATTTTAATCCACATTTTGTAAGCCATAAAACCAACAAATATTAATACAACTCCAATTATACCGAAGTCTACTAATTTATTTGTCGCACTATCTAGTTGAAAAATCATGTTTTTTTAAATTATAAGTAAAACCAAATTACGGCACAAACGGCATAGCCAATGCCTGTAATTACGGCATCTTTATAACAAGCTTTTGTTTTGTTTTTTCTGGCTAAAATGTTCAAATAGTACATAAGCTGCATCACTTTATTTTGCGAATTTCGACCACTAAAATACTGTTGAAACCACTCGAATATGCCACCCCACATAACACCCGCAGCTAAGCAAATAGTGGTAAAACCGATAATTCCTAAGCTTTCAAAATCAAAAAGGAAAGTTAGAGGAAAGAATAAAATAGCACCTAAAAAAAGATGTGCTGTAATTTTGAATGTTTGTGTTTTGAATAATTTTTTCATTTTTGTTTTTTGTATTTAATTTATTAATTATAAAAGTTTATTTACTTCAGGTTTTCTAAATTAAAATGACCGCTAAAAAACCAAGTTGAAAAATCTACTAGATTATTTCAATATCACTACCTGTTAATCCAAAATTAGACTGAGCATCTTTAGCGTATTCTTGGTCGAGAATTGTAGGGAAAACCTGCTGTACTCTCTTTGTAGCATAAGCGTAGATGTTAGCTTCATTTATTCTTCCTATCATGTGTTCAGTTTGAGCTACTAGAGCATTAGGCATTGTGAAGGAAATATCATTTATCTTTCTTTGTTTGCCTTCTGAATCTGTAAAACTCCAGATACCTTTAACTGTTAATGTGTGTTCAGTTAAGTACATATTTGTGAATGTGACTTTTACAACTTCTTCGTTAATTCTCGTATTAAATTTACTAGAGAATTTAACTTTCTCTTTGCTTACGAATACTGCGTTTATTTTAGACATATCTTATATTTTTATTATTTATGATGGTGAAAATGTTTCATCACCGCTATCAACTCCATTCCCGACAACCCATGTGTGCCCATAGTTTTCTACTAGACAATAAACTTTTTCTAGTTCATTAGCTGGTGTTCCATTACTTACGTTTTTTTCAAAACTTGTTGGAGCTTGATATGTTCCAGAAGGTCTGTTATTGGTGTTAGTAGCAATACTCATCTCAATACTCATATCTCTGAATTTATCTGAACCTCCTGTAGTTATATTTCCATAACCTCTAGTAACAATAAAATCAAATAGATTATTGACTATTGCATTAGTTCTTGCAATGGTAGATATTGATTGCCTTTTGTAAGTCATGTTTTTTAAAAGTTCGCAACTAGCTAATTCATCCCCTATTGCTAAGTTAACATTGTCAAATGTTCCATCTAAAATCAATGATTCTAAATTCACAAGTCTATCAAAGTTTTCATAAGATGTTATCTGAGGTGTTTTTCCTTCTAAACCTAGTAAAGTAACACTTGTAGGAATGTTAATCGGCAAAGTTGTAAATGGGTTATTCCTTCCAATAAATAAACTAACAAGCCTATTCCTATTTATGAAATTTACTGGAAATTCTGTTAGTTTAGTGCCACTAAAATCTAGTTCTTCTAAAAAAACAAATTCAGCAAGTTTGTCAAGACTATCACTTGCAGCTGTTTCGCTAAAGTCTATAGAATTTACAAAAGATAGTGTTCTTAAAGGTAAAGAAAACAAGCTGTCATCTAATTTAGTAAAATTTGAATCTGCAACTTCTAATTCTATAAGATTTATAAGAGAACTTAAATCCGAAGGGAATTGCTCAATACCAGCTTTAAACCTAAAATTTATAGATTCTAAACCTGTAAACTTTTTTAAATCCTCAGAAATTACATTACCAACATTAACATTACCACTAGTAATATTAGTTATTGATTTTGGTTTTGAAAAACTGAATACAATAGTATGCTCATCAAGTCCATCTGTATATTCGTGTGCGTTTCTTGCTATTGTGTTTTGCCCTACAATAAAGTTTAAATCATCAAAACTTCCATCACCCCATGATACTTGTACTGTTTGAACTATTGAACTTGTAAACCTAAAATCAATATTATTAGTCATAATATTTTCTTTATTTCCAGTATTACCAGAAAAGAATCTTCCTGTAACTGGTGGGTCTTGAGTTTCATCTGTAAGTAAGGGTGTAGGAACTGTAAAAGCTAATTTATTAAACTCATATCCAAAAACTACATTATCTGCTGTAAAACTCATATCTTTATTATATTAAGTTAAAATCATTTTTTTCCATGTACCAGTAGAATCGTTTATTAGTTTATAAATAATTCCTTCATCACCTGCGTTTTGACATATTAATTCAAAACCTACAATTTGATTTGGATACAAAGCATTAAGTTCAGAATTAGTTAAAGAAGTGCTTATAATACTTTCATTACTTTCATAAAGATTAATTACCTGTTTAGACCTACTCACAGAGTCTTCACCAACTACAACAACTGCATCTTGATCTAGACCTTGATGTTCTGGCATATACCTACTTCCAAAGACATCTATAATTTGCCATTTGTTTAAATTACCTTTTGTTATGTATGCGAAAACAGTAGTTCCTTGAAGTCCAACACTTACCGTGTTATTAGGAAGTGATATTTGATTTTCCTCTAAAGAACTAGAACTTTCATTATCAATTTGAATTTCAAAACTTGAATTGTTAATAAGGTGTATAATTTTGTAATCTTCCGAAATATTAAACCCAGTGAATACCGCTTTTCCATCTGTATTTGTGCAAACTATAATATTTCCTTCTACTTGAAAATTATTGTAAACACCTCCTATAATTACGTCTTGCTCTACTTCATCTATAAAGGAGTGAATCCCATCTGCACCATCATTGATAAGTTCTGAAGTTTGAGTAATTATAGGATCTTTAAATTCTTTTGCTATTATCCAGTCATCATCATTTGACAAACTAGGCTCTGTATTTACGCCAGATAAACTTAACCATTGATTGCCTGAATGGCTTACACTTTGGCCAACTTTAGGTCGAAGATTTACACTCCAAATAACCTTTTTATTTTCTGATGTAGATGTTGTTTGTGATGCCATTTATTTTATTTTTACTCGTTGTTTTCGTTTGCGTCGTTTGCTCCGCCGTTTCCGTTTACAGCTCCATTTCTTGTCTCTTTTTCTTTTTCTAGTAACGGCTTCAATTCGATACGAGAATTTTCCTTTTTGTATTTGTTGTAATTACTTATCCAATCCCCACCGTTAGCCATCTCTGTAGCTTGTTCTCGGCTAATTAATGGGCTATTATCTTTCAATAATTCTCTAATTGCTTTAGCTTCTTTAAGTGGATCAATGTGTGGCATTTTTTTAGCAACGAAACGAGAAGAATAAAACGCTTCCAAAGCCATTTCGTCTTTTTCTTGAATTGCTCTATCATAACCAGAATCATCTAGCGTTCCTTTCATATATTGATAGTAGCACCAGAAGCGATTTATTGGCTTGTAGAACTGCTCAACAATCACATATTCCCGTATAATATCAATAACATATTCCCACATATTTAACGCGGCTCTCGAGCTGCTATAGGATTGCTCGAACATTTGATTCGCCACCTCTGGCGGAATGTCATTCGACGCACAAAGCGATCTAACAATTGCTTTATAAAATGGATCAAAATTAACTTCGCTTTCGTTTGTTGTAGATTTTAATTTTGCACCCCTTGGTAGGTTCAATACTTGTCCACTTGTTGATTGCCTTAGAGCTTGGGCAGTTCTGCCGCTTTCTTCAAAAGTATTATCTTCATTGGTAACGTTGGATATTTTTCTAGCTCCCAATCCTCCTAACGGATTTTCTCCAGTTGAATTGTCATCATGCTCAAAAGTGTAAACAAGATCCGCCATTTTTTCGGCTTTAGAAACCGAAGCCTCAACAAATCTATCAAGTTTGGAAATCTTTTCCATTATTGAGCTAATTTGTGGGATTCCCCTGTGGTGATCTATGCGATGTTTCCCGCCGTAAATCATCCAAACCATAAGATTCCCTTTAGTATCTTTAGCTCTTAGTCTTTCGTAATCAGCTAGATTATTATTTTTGTCGGTTTTTACCCAAAATGCAACATGTTCTCCTTTTGGATTTACCTCAACTCCTTCAACTATTTTATTATTTTTGCCCTTTCCATCATCAGCAAATGGTGTCTCAATTTGCTCTCCATCTATTAACTGTATTTTTATACCACCTTTTTCTAATCGCATTACTATTAATGCGTCCCCTCCTAAAAAAGCAGTTTTAAAAGCGTCACTTGCTTTAGCGTGTAGATTTTGCCTTCCCGAATAATCGCTTAACTTTGATTTTGCCCAAAGATTAAAAAGCCTTTCTTTTTTATT